TAAGTTCAACCATTTTAGCTGATAATAAATGCTAAAAATACCACATTCACTATTACCATATTGATATTGAATCTTATTTACGTTTAATTCAAAACTATTTTTAGACTTTGATTTTTTCTTTAATTCTTCTCCTTGTTTTTTTAAATTTTCCATTAGTGCTTTCATCTCAACAGGAGGATTATTGCCAACGCTATCGAAATAATGAGCTCCAAAACATTTCAATGAAGGATCTATACAAATGAATAGAGATGTCCAGTGACTGCCAGGTTGATCATGTTTGTCAAGATTAATAATTAATCCACAATATTTGTAACCCTGGTGATATAACTCTTGAATATCTACTGAGCAAACGTCTGAATATAAGCATTCTCCTTTACTACTTGTAATATTAAAATCTACAGGAAATACACCGATCCACTTATATTCTGGAATGCTTTGTTGATATTGAATTAAAACAGCTTCTATATTAAAATTTGATAACCATTCATTAGGATTTTTAATCCATTCGTTAGGCATTTTAGGTCGAATGAATTTATTAATACTCTTATCGTAGTCTAAACCAACTTGGGATACCCAACAAACTTCGTTATCATCACAAACAGTTTTCATACGTTTTTGTAAAGTTTTCCATAACTTACTGAACGATAGTTTTTCAATGGTTTCTATTTTATTATCTGGAAAACTACGGTTATATGCTTCTGCAATTTTTTCAAGTATGTCTCTATTGTAACAACTTTTTCTACTTTTATAATTGTCTAATTCTTTAGGAGAACAATATTCCATTAATAAAATATGATATAAAAAAATAAAAAAAATTGACTTGATAATGATAATATAAGTAATTGTATATAAATAGTAGTTCCTTCCTTTAAGTTCGTATTGATTATTTAAAAATTATCCTTATATTAATTTCAGGAGAAGGACCTAATGATTTATAAAGACAATACAATAGAAATGGATTATAGACAATTTTTAAGTAAATATTACGCCAAAAAGGGAACAGAATATACTCATACCTCTATTGGAAACCCAAGGACTAGTTTATATGTAAGCGATGAAGATTATCAAGAATTTATGGAATGTTATAAGTCTTATTTATTAAAAAAAGATATTCAACCACATCTTACTGAGAAACCAAAAAACCCGAGTTGTATTAGAATAGATTTTGATTTCAATTTTCCTTTAACAGAAGATATAGATAGAAATAATTTACCAAGATTACATACTAAGAATCACATTAAAAATATTTTAAATCATTTTTACAAACTATTAAATACGTATGTTGATATTAAAAATGAAAATGATACAATAACATATGTTTTAGAAAAACCAAAACCTTATGAGAGTAAAAATAGAATCAAAGATGGTATTCACATTATTATGCCAAAAATTATAGTTCCAAATGAGTTTCAACATTTTATGAGAACAAAATTATTAGGAGAAGTTACTTTATTTGAAGGAATACCTTGCTCTAACTTACCAGAGCAGATTTATGATGCTGCTGTAATTGATAAAAATAATTGGCAAATGTATGGTAGTTGTAAGCCAAATAATGACACATATGTTGTAACACAAGTTTATAAGTATTCTAACAACACATTATGTAATGTAAAATTACCAAAGTCAAATGATGAGTTAAATCTTGTTGAAGAACTATCGATGCGTAAAAACGCAGAGCAAACAAATTACAATAGCGAAAAGGTAACAGAGATTGAAGAATATATCCGTGTTATACTTCCAACAATTTTAAATAATAAAAAAGATAAATTACATCAACAGATATTTGGTGATATAAACCTAACAAAAACACAAATTAACACAGACACTTTACAGTTTGTAAAAGGGTTAGTAAGTTGTTTGTCTAAAACACGTAGTGAAGATTATGATAGTTGGATTAAACTTGGATGGACTTTACGTAATATAGATAGTAGATTGTTACAGGAATGGATTAACTTTTCAGAAGTATCAGATAAATACGTGTCTGGAGAATGTGAAAAGTTATGGGATAGAATGAAAATAGATACATTAGGTATAGGTTCATTACATTATTGGGCTAAACAAGACAATCCAGAATTATACAATAAATTATTAGACGATAATGTAATTGGTCTAATAGATAGATGTATTGAAAGCAAAGGAGCTCATTATGATGTATCAAGAGTAGTTCATATGATGTATAAATACCAATATAAGTTTATTACAAAAGACTTATGGTATATTTATAGTGAAGAGAAACATCGATGGCTCAGAGCAAGAGAGGCTTTAAAACTAAGAACAATATTATCAACCAGTTTATGTCAAAAGTTTATGGAAAGGGCAACTTATTGGAATCAGGAAAAGACTAAAAAATTGGATGATGATATATGGGTAGAAAATTGTGAGAAAAAGAGAGCTATTTCATTAGATATTATTACTAAATTGAAGTCTGCTGGATATAAAGATAGTATTATGAAAGAATGTAAAGCACATTTTTGCGATGAAAAGTTTGAAGAAACGTTAGATTCAAGACCACATTTGATTGGATTTAATAATGGAGTATATGATTTATGCCTACATGAGTTTCGAGAAGGTAATCCTGATGATTATATTTCATTTTCAACAGGAAGAAATTATATTCCATATAATCCAGATTCAGAAAATGCTCTTGAGATTAATACATTTTTATCACAAGTATTTACTATTCCAGACATTAAAAGATATATAGTAGATATATTTTCATCTATGCTTGATGGTGGTATTCTTCAAGAAAAATTCTATATCTTCACAGGAAATGGATCTAACTCTAAAAGCAAGCTTCTTGAGTTGATACAGAAAGCAGTAGGAGACTATTACTGTATTCTTCCTATATCACTTTTAACACAAAAACGAGCAGCGTCAAATAGCGCTCAATCAGAACTTGAAAGAACAAAAGGAAGACGATTTGCTGTAATGCAAGAACCTTCAGAGAATGAAAAAATTAATATTGGATTAATGAAAGAATTATCTGGTGGAGATCGTATTATGACAAGAGGTCTTTTTAAAGAACCTATTGAGTTTAAACCACAATTTAAAATGATTATGACCTGTAATGAATTACCAGAAGTTCCAAGTGATGATGGTGGAACTTGGAGACGTATTCGTGTAGTTGATTTCTCTTCCAAATTTACAGATAATCCTGATCCTAATAATCCAAGAGAGTTTAAAATTGATACAGAATTAGCTAATAAGTTTGAAAGATGGGCTGATACATTTATATCTATGTTAATTCATAATCATAAGAGTACTAATCTAAATAATATTCCTGAACCTACTGAAGTACGTATTGCAACAGAAGGTTATAAGAAGAATAATGATATTATCGGTCAGTTCGTTAATGAAACATTATACCTTAATGAAGAATCTGATACAAGAATTAAATTACAGAAATTATATCAAGACTTCAAAGGATGGGCTTCAAGTAATGTTAGTAAAAGTAAGAAGATTCCTGATAGAAATCAAGTTCGTGCTTACTTGGAAAAAACATTCGGTGCTTATGACGAGAAGAAAGGATGGAATAATATTGGTATTATTATGGAAGGTGATAATTCAGAAGGTGAAGATTAGATATTTAAGTAAAAATAAGCATTTTTATAATTTTAAATATTATTTTTCACAAAATAATTTAAAAAAATTGAAAATTATTTTAGTTAAACAGTTAAATATTAATATAATCTAATATAATAGGTTTTAACTATGGATATTCCTAAAATATTGCGTCGTTCAGTAGAACTATTACAATTAAGAAATGAAGAAACAAAAGATTTTGAAAAAGAATTACGTGAATATAAAACAGATAGATTTTATAGTGAGATTATTAATGTAAATACTAAAAATATAGCTGTTATATATGCATTTTCAAAAGACAGTTTTAGAGATTTTTGGTCTAATATACGTAATAAAAATGTAGATGAAATAAAAAAAGAATATGGAAAACTAAAAATGATTCTAATTTTAAATGATTATCCTTCTTCAATTACGTATCAAACTTTACAGAAAAAAGAATTACAATTAGCTGCAAAAGAGGGTTTTATTCAAATATTCTTAATGCAGGAATTAATGTATAATCCAACAAAACATGAGTTAGTTCCAAAACACGAAAAAATGAATAATGAAGATGTCAAAAAATTAATGGAAAACTTAAAATTAAAAGCAAAAACACAATTACCATTTATCCAAAAAACAGATGTTATTGCAAGATGGTTGGGTATTCAATCAGGAGATGTAGTTAAGATTACACGGTATTCTCCTACATCTGGTAAGTCTTACTATTATAGATGTTGTATATAGATAAAATAATTTTAAACAAGTAGCATTTATTATATTTTCTTTTTTTCTTTTAAATGTTTAAGGAACAATTAAAAAGAAAATGACTACATATTCTTCAACAGAAGATATTCTAAAAACTTTAAAATTATTATGTAAAAGAGAAATATCTGATAATAATCAATCATATATCCTAGGAAAGAGTGCTTCTGGTATTCAAAATAATGAGATTATGAATATTATAGATTATGATACTTTCAAATCAAAATGGATAGCAACAGATAAGATTGTAAATACAGATTCATCAAAACTATTAGCAAACATTAGATTTAAACTTACAGGACGTGAATGGAGTAATAATCCTATATCAAAATACTCAAGAAGTGATATTATTAACTTCTCAAAAATATTTAACGAAGATTTTATGAAAATTATAGGAAATGAGAGTTTTATATCTATATTAGACTTATTAAATACTATAAGACTTACATATAATATTTTAGAGAGTTCTATATTTGGTAATTTTAAGGCAATACTATTAAGTAATGAAACAACTTTACAAGTTGGTATTCCAGTATATGAATTAGATGAAAATGATAAGTATTATGTATTAACTGATAAAAATATTATTAAAAGTAAGATTGAAAAAATTATACCTAATATATCAACTCTTACTACAAATACTACAAATATAGATGTAATTAGAAGAATATTACACGGTTATGAGTTATTAATCCACTGTTATATTTCAAATATTTTATTAACAATTTCAAATACTCCTGACGATATTTTTACAACTTTCAATAATATAAATGTAGAAATGACAAGAAAAATAATTTTATACAATGATATTATTCTTCAAGAAGGTAATTCTAATATTAGTAAATTAGATGATTTATTGAGAAAGAATGCATTAATTTATGATACAAAAGCAGAAGGATTAGAAAAAATAAATGCAAAATTAGATGAATTACAGACTGAAATAAACATAGGTAGTAGTAAATTAGAACAAAATAAGAAGAACTTTACAAACCAATCCATAATGTATTATATAACAATTGTATTATTCATAATATTCGTAAGTTCTTTAGCATTAGTTCGTAATAATAAGCAATATTTACGTTTATTATCAATACCAATTGCAGTTTTATCAATTGTATTTATGTCAATATTATATACAGTTAATAAAATTAAAATAGTAGAAGCATTTAGCACTACACCAAATAGTCCAACAATTATTGAAAATAATAATGTTAAAGTATTAGATGCCTTCAATAAATACCTACTACATACACTATATATTTCTCTATTACTTAAATCTTACAAACATTACAATGTAACAAATGATTCTATTAATAAAGAATTTAACTATTATAACAAACAAGAAATTAAACAAAAACACATTAATAGTAAGATTGTAGATAGTAATGCAGTATATTATTTAGATAACAAGATATATGAATACCGTTCTTATATGTTACATATAATTACTGTAATAATTACATCAAGTATTCTATTATCCTCTTACACAGATAATAAACGAACTGTTGATACTATTATGTGGAGTGCAGTAATGTTTATAGTTATTGTAATATTTATATATATTATGAATGTTAATAATTTAGTAAGAACAGAACCAAGAAAACTATATTGGTATCCTCCCAAGTTTTAATTTTCAATAAAAATAATTTAATTTATGTGTTTTTCTTTAATACATTAGTATTAACTTTATAATTTTCTTTTATTTTTTGAACTGTATCTTCCTTCTTGAATCCCTCTTTAA